AAACTAGGTTTTGAAGCAGTCTTGGCATACCAAAGGGTGGCACCTCCAGTGGCACCTCCGCTAATTCCACCAAATTCAACTCTAAATCTAAATTTTCTCTTTGGATCTTTAAGTGCGGTTTCACCTGCAAAGTTGTCGGACCAGAATGCCATAATTAAGTTACTCCTATTATTCTAATTTAATTAGTGTTGGCGCGGGAAAATGCGCACTTTTTAGTCATCGAAAGAAGCGCCGGAATTCATAATTACAAAGTCGATGGCGATGTATTCAATGGCGCGAGCCGGCTTAACCATGATCTTAGCATACAGGATGTTCTGATCAATCAAGTCAGGGGTAGTTGTGGTTTCATCGAGAATCAAACGATAGTCGGTGATACCAAACTGAGTTTTAACATTGGCTAACAGTGGCTCAATAAGCCCTGTGAAGCGATTCCAAGTAGCCTGGACATTCTGTTCAAACAACACTCTCGTCGAGAGGATCGAAATCTGCTTTTTAAGATAGATAACAAGCCTTCGAACATTAATCCGATCTAAGGCGGACTGCCGCTGCTGTAGAGTCTTCTGTCCAAACACCACAAGTCCACTGGAAGGGAAGGCGGCGATTGGATTGATTCTAGAATCATACAAAGTGTCGCGCTGCTTGCTTGTCAAACGCTCGGAAACCGATGTGACCGGGATACCGGCTGCACCATCAGATAATCCGCCGCGATTAAAACCGGCTGGAGCGAACCAAATGGCGGTACTGCGCTCAGAACTAGCAAGAACTCCCATCATCGCTACGCTTGGGGGAGCCCAAAGGAGGCGACCCGTTGCATCATCGCGAATTTGAACCCACGGATAAAAAGTAGCAGCATAACTCGAATCAATTCCTCTATTTCTAAGTGCTGTTGCAGCAGCGTCTGGTGTCGTTGTAACCCGGTCTGCCTTAGTGGCTTTATAGGCTTCGGCTGGTGGTGTATAAACATCCGGCAGATCAATAAGTGCCATCGCGTCAGCGCGACCTTCGCATGTGTCGACCATATGTTGGGTCAAGCCTTCGTGAGTAAGCCCTGGCATCGTGAGAAGATTCATATTCAAGGCTTCGGGGTCTGCAACAGTATCAATTGCGCGCTTAATGGTATAATAAGTGGAGCTATTAATATTAGTAGCTGTTCCCGTGCCAGAGCCGCCAGCACCTGGAATACCCTTATTGTAGACTGGATCGGGGACTTTAATATCAAAGCCATCAAATCCGCCAAAGAAAGGTGCTGTAAAACTGTCATAACCAGCATCGAGCAACGCGGTGTAAGTTTTGGCAAGTCCAGCGTAGGGTGTGCCAGCGCGAGATCCGGAGAGCCAATGGTACACACTAGTTGTGGGATCTTGCTGAACATCATTCATGGAAAAGATATAGCCAAAGTCGTCAACACCGTCTGCAGCCGTTCCGTTATCGCCGCCACCAGTATAGCCCCCGTAAAGAAGCGTGTGGAAATCAGGAACACTAGCATCATAACGTGTGGAAGAAGATGTTCTTGCCACGTCCATTCCAAAATATGCCTTTGTAGGCTCAACGCCACCATCCGATGCGGAAGCGCGAAGGCGAACAGAGGGGAATGTGAAAGAACCTGTTGTTCCGCCCATGCGCTCGGTGGCCGAGAGCATAAACTGATAACCATCACCCCATAAGACGGATGCTGTGACACTCAGAACTCCACCATAATATGTGGGAGCATTGACATATGCGTTGCTCAATGTACTATCCTGCCAACTTCCTGTTACCGTAAAGCTGCTAAAGCGGGGGGGTCCGTAATAGCCGAAAGGAAGCAGTGTTGGGTCTGAGGCGCCAGCTTCAACTTCCTCTTTCATTTCAACTCGAATAAATTTAGACTGATTGTCGTAGTCGCCATATGTCTTAAGTCGGCGGGCGGTGGTGTCCCACTGTGTATACTTGTCACCAATCTTACGAGCAATGAAGTTAACTGCTGTGGGATCGAGGGTACAGTTGTCAAATCGCTCCATCACTTGGACAGCATTATCGCTATCGCCAATATTACGAATAATAATACTAAATGTGCCATAATCTGAAGTAGATGTATAGGACTTGCGAATGTTAGCAATAGAAACTTTACAATTACGCTGTAACCACTCGCCATGTCCGCGACCGTGGAGGCGGAAAAGCTGCTGCATTCCTTGTGGAGAGAAGCTTCCCGAAAGTCCAGCGATCTGCTGACCAATATACCAACCTGTCTTACCTTCCTTGGTTGCCTGTCGCAACGAGCCAGGGCCGGCAGTCGTAGAACCCTGCTGAACGATGGGCAGCATAACCGCAGCAACCTTTGTGCCGATTAATTTGTGATCTCGCAATTCTTGTTCAAAAGTTTGCCCCAGCCAATAGCCCTGATGGCTAGCGGCGTTGTAGAATGTAGTTTTATCCGAAACTAATGCCGGATTAGTGTTAAATTTCTTTCGAGCAAAACTTTCTAACGAATCATCAAATGTAAATTTAACAGTTGTGTTATCGGTATTAGCGCCGCCAGATATATACATCTCTAAGACACCATCACTGTCACTCATGACCACGGCGCCGTACTTCAATCTTTTGGCGTCATCGCCGACTGCAACACATGATGGCACTGTAAAAGCTGCCGCAAGGCCGGCTGTCGATCCAGTTCCTAAGTAAGAACCAGTAACCCACACCGAGGCGGACGTATTTTGATAAAAGATTGCTGCCAGTCTGCCGGTGCCAATATCAAAGCTGAACCCCGCATTCACCCCGGCGCCTTTGTCGGTTCTCAAAATCGAAGAACTTCTAAAGAGCCAAAGTCCAACTGCGCCGCCGTTATCAACCCAATCTGCTTCGAGTCCTTTGGTTGTTTGCCATCCTGCGACACCAGCACCAGTTGCCTGCGGATCGTCTTCTCCTAATAAGCGCACATATGTGAGAGGAGCCACATTCGCGTTTAAAAAGGCTTTGGCAGCAAAAGTTCCGTACATTGGCGATTGATAGTTACCATCACGCCATACATCGCCACCAGCGCCGCCAGGAACCGTTTCGCCGAACATCTGAACAAACTCAGAATAAGATTGTACCTTCACTGGAGTAAGAGCAAGTCCTCTACTGGAACGTCCAATCACAACTGGACCGATGGCCTCAGCCTGTTTGGGAGTATAAGAGTTATCAATCTCGTTGATAAACACCCCAGGAGATACAAATTTGAAATTCTTTACTGACATTCTTGGTTCCTCTCTTTAAAAATAGATTGAATTGGTGTCGCAATCATACTTTAAATAGTATTTTGGATTTCAAAAGTCTTTAAGAATTTGAATAAAATACAACTTTGAGGTCAGGAACTGATCATATAAAAACCGTCAGGCCCTTCCATTGCCAATCCTTCTTGTGGCCACGCGATCTCAACAAAGTTTTCTTCCACAGTGACTATAGGACGATCATCATTTTCGCCTTCACCAATAAGATAACCCAATATGCGAACAGAGACTTCAGACGAGAACATTCTCAAATCTTCGCCTAAATTGGCAGCATTATCATTATTAGTAAAACCTTGATCGATGAACCCCTCATACAGATGTCCATTTTTCTTTAAAATAAATGCATTTAATTGCCCAGTGCGTGTCATAAAGGGCTGTATTAATTCGTTCATTTGTTGTTGGTATTCTGTTTTGATCGTAATTTTATATTCTACATTAATGTAGATTGGAATAGGAATAGACAAAGTTCTGATTACGATCTTTTTGTTTTCTCTCGGGAAATATCGTTGATACTCTCCTCCGGTATCGCCGGCGAGACGGGTATTACCCACAACAGCATAATTCCGAGTTTTATCTTGAACTATTTGTCGAGCAATGACCATTCGGCCAGTACGTCCATTTTTCTTGTTCGAATAAATTTGAGCCTGGAAACCACCTTTTCTAGCGGGGTCTTTTGTTGTGTTTGTTCTCGTAACGCCAATAATAGGTAACTTCAACGCTCCACTATCATCACGAAGGCTTTTATTATGTTTTACCTGATAAGCACGTTCGGGTGCTTGCCATAAAACTGGAACTCTTTTTCGTCCTTCGTTAGTTATGGCTGATAATCCTAAATCTTCTGTGATCCATTCAACAAATGCTGTATCAATTGTCTCTATATCTGAAGACAACATTCCGATCTCACTAAGTTTGAGTTCGGTTCCAGGCGGGATCATAGCAAAATTAAAGTTTTTAGGCAGCATCGAATAGACCTTTGCGGGCTCTGCGGCATCTTGCGGAAATCTCAAATGAATGATCAATTTGTCCAAACAATAGTTTAGATTCTACAAGTTTTACAATCTCATAATAATTATCGCCATATAGAACAAAATCACCTTCACGTATATACATGTTTTGATCTTCTTCTAGACGGCGCTTGTGAAAGTGAACATTAATTTCCCACGTTTTATCAATACCAGCATTTTCCAAATAATCAGTAGAAAAATCTGTGAATTCCACCAAAGCATAAATACGAACAGGAGACAAGAATGTTTTTTCTATTGCTTCTCCATAGATTGGGTGGAAATCCGTGCGTTCCATATCAATGGGATAATATAATATTTGCTGACCAATGACTTTTTCAATGAGTTCGTCATTGACTTGCTTAACTAAGTTTCTTTCTTTCTCTCCAAAGAAAAGTGGTGGTGGTGGGGCATCTGGGCGAGACCATTTATTATCATTACTCATTTATATTTACCCCACGAAGATGGGAAGCGGTGTAGCCTTAAGTGTGTTTGCTGCGGCTTCAACAACTTCTGCATCCTTCTTCGCTAACTCACTATACGTCATCTTATCCAAGATTTCTCTCAGTTTCTCTTTTAATTGCTGTTGTTCTTCTTTAGCTTGCGATAATAATTCGCTATGATTCAAAGTTACACTCTCGCCTGGAATTGGCATTGTGGTGAATTTACCACGAATTTGTCCCAGCATCTCTTTACAGAGGGCTAAAGCGTATTTTCGGATCCATTGTTTTCCAATTGAATTGATATTGACATAAGGAATATTATCAAAAGGTAGGGTATTCATATTATTGATGCCTTCTCGGCCATCAGTAAATTCTGGATTCAAAGCCCAAGCATCTTCATTGTCAATATAAAAATTAACCCATATTTCTTGGTTAAAACCGCCAGCGTAGGTGGATCGAGGTGCTGGAAATAATCTCAATTTGTTATTTTTAATTTCGTATGAATAGTTTGAAGTGCGCGTAGTAAGCGAATCCTCATACATAATTGCTTGCAGTTTGTTTTGCCATGTTGGTATAATTTCAAAAGTAGAATCATCAGAAAACTGTCCATATGTCGAATTATTACCCACCACGCCGATGCCGCCATAATAACCATAGAAGCGCCACATTGCGAGGGGAGATTTAAAGAACACTCTGGAGATTATTACTCGATTATCGCCGACAAGTCCAGCATAAAGAACGGCTGTTCCGCTTTCGTCTGTGCCACTGGTGGATGCGGCTTCAATAATGGCTTGCAGATCATAATCTTGCTGATTTTGTCCAGTTAGGAAAGACGCAGAATAGATCGGCGTAGCACCACCAAAACCACCAGCAGTTGCTGCGGCATCCCCTATTTTTCGAGCCTGTACAACTTGAAATTTCGGAAATTTAAGATTGACGCCAACTGGCCCATCTATTCGCTCTCCTAGAGAATTATAAGAACCTGTCGAATTGCCCAAAACAGAAGAAATTATATTTTCTGCCTGGTGCATATTGATTATATAAGAGTATTCTAAACACGCTTCTTCATATGCAGAATAAACATTGCCTGGTGTAAGCTCAATATCAACTACATCGCCACCTAACTTCTTAAATACGTAATTTACTTGAAGTGACGCGCCGGTAAGGAAATCCACAGACCCCGTATACACGCCATAAGGCAGCGTTGTTGCCACAAGAGCGGCAGAGCCGGTAGAAGTAAGTACAACAGTGCTAGTTTGCGATTTGGGGGCTAATTGTGTTGGCATAAAATTATATCCTTTCCTCTTTCAATAATTAGTGATTTATAACGCAAAACCCATCCATAGCAGAGGCTATAATGTAAAGAAAATTTAGACTGCTGCCTCCACTACTTTCTTCTTTTTGGCTCTGCTGCGGCGCTTCTTAGGTGCCTTGCGAGTGGTTCTCTTGGGTGTGGGCGGAGTAGCCTTTTTTAGTTCGACTTGGGGTGGGGTTACTTTCGGAATATCGATTATTTTGGTTTCTTGTTCTGTTATTGGTGTGGTTTCTACTTTTTCAGAAACACTTTCAGATGCTAATTTGTTCAACATCGCCATTCTGGGATGTTTTGAGTGTTTGGCACCAAATTTAGCTTTAGCACTTTTTAATCTTCGTTTTTTACCCATATCAACTCCTGTTATGGTGTGTAAAGTAAATAGTATGTATTTTGCAAAAACGAAAATCTCAAAAAAGTGGGGGCGGTATTTTTTGACAGATCGGCACTTTTACACTTTATTTCCAAAACAAAAAATCCCCTTCTTCGGAAGGGGGTAAAATATAGATTTTAATTATAAGTGTCTAATTGGCAATTGTAGCAAGTAGATCTGCACTAATTGTGCACTGCCAAATTGCGGTGGTACCAGTATCAACAACACACATCATCGATACCCTCGCGTTTGCGGCGGTAGATGCAATTAATGTTATGGTGTTTCCAAGGATATCAGAGGTTGGATACGACGCGCCCCCATACAAAAATATTTGCCCAGCCCAATCACCTCCTGTGGGATGGACGAATGTAACTGTCTTGCCACCTCCGACAGCAGTAGTTACCAGAAACGAATAATGAAGACCCACATTGCTAGCACTTAGTGCTGGCATATTTACTATAATATCGCCTGTGCCATCAATATTGAAATGTGTCCCACCCTGTGCGGCTGTCAAGGTAGTGGTGACAGCAGCGCCTGTATTTAAAGTGGTATTGTCTACTTTGAGCTTAGGTGCTGTAATTTGATTTTGATTTTCGTTAATCAGGCTACGAATTCGGGCCCAACCTACTCTCTTTGTTCCCATAATATGTTTCTCCTTGCAAATATTCACTCAATCAACAAAAGGCTTGCGACCGTCGACTATAAATAGTGAGAGGAATCTCAATTTTTTGACAGATCACGATTTTATAATAATACCCCCCAACCCGAAAGGGAAGGGGGGTGCTTATAGATGTATTTTAAAATTTATGCGTGAACGTTAATCCAAGTGGTATCCGACTTGGAGTCAACAATCATCCAGTGCTTAGACGATGAACACACAAGATGAAGGTATCCTCCCTTTTTGGTGGCATCACCCCAGCCAAGTTTGCGATGGGTGTGGTAAGCTGTGGATCCGTCTGCCATATCTGCCGCGTTCACGTTCGCGTAACCATTAATTGTATGGCTATCTCCGCTATCGAGCAAGATCTGTGTGTTCGCGTGGCTGGCGGCAACGAGCACAAATTTAAGCTCTGCGCCAACGGGTGGGCTGCTCGGAAGAACCATTTCCAGGTTCAGCGCTGCGGCGCCACTCAGTAAGATCACCGAGCCAAAATCCGCAGATGTTAAGGTCGTGTCTGCGGTAAGTACACTTCGAACCTTTGTATAACGCGGTCCCAGTTGATTTGCATTTTCGTTAATCAGGCTACGAATTCGTGCCCAACCTACTCTCTTTGTTCCCATAATATGTTTCTCCTTATGAATATTAATTAGGTCAATTAACGAAAGGATTTCTCCCTTCGGCTGTAAGTAGTATCAGATAAACGAAAGCCTCCGTTCAGTGAACGGAGGCTTTACATTTGTTTGGGGTATTTACTATAATTTAGCTAGTGGCACCCGCGATACCTAAGAGACCAGAGATAATAACGAGACCGTAAAGATCAGGACGCACCATCTTCTTGGCGTAGCGCGTCATGACACCCTTACGGGGCACGAAGTCTTCCGGGCCGAAGATAGTAGGTGTAGTCTGCAGCGGCACGTAAGGTGCGTAAACATAACCAGACTCAAGGAAACTAGAGCCTCTGCGTCCAATCAGAACCACGTTGCGAAGGAAGTATGGGTCAACAATGACATCGAACTTCTTGCTCAGCGAACCGACCTTGACAGCACCAATCGAACCAGTCTCATCGTCAGCAGTGACGCTAGCGCGGAAACCAGCCGTAAACTCAAGGATGTTAGCAACCTCGGGGCCACAGACCACAAAGTTAGCACCACCACGGAGAGTCTTGCGGTGAATCTGAGCAGACACATCATTGATGGTCTCGATCAGAGTCTCGTACCACTCAGAAACCGTACCGGTGAAATCGGGAGCAGCGGAAGCAGCACCAATCTCAACGCCAGTGGAGCGGTTCAGGAAAAGACCAGGCGAACGCGACCAGTAATAAGTGGCAGCGGTTGCACCGTTAACGAGGTCCGCAAGGATCTCACGGTCAATCTCAAGAGCGATCTGCTCAGAGAGAATACTGGTAAGCTCGACTTCGGCATCAAGGTTGTGATAGGCATTAAGATCCTGTCCCAACTCTGGTGTCCACTTAGCCTTGAGCTTCTTAGTCATCGCGGTAACAGCAATACTGTCAACCTTGATGTCGATCTCGGGAATGTCGTCGTTACCTTCAAGACCCCACAGGGTTGTTCCAACAACAGAACCAAGCGCATTGCTAGTTGTAATATTGTCCTTGATGGGGAACTGTACCACAGCTTCAAGAGAGCCCTTGGCAACGTTGCTACCTGCGACACCAGTTGCGCCATCGGCGCCGATCACGACGAAGCGAACGTTCGACGAGGTACCAGAACCGGTCTGCATAGTGAGACGACGGATGAGGCGCGATCCCGCACCAACATTAGTAGCAGTAGTACCACCATCGGAACCGTTGAAGGAAGCAGAGAAAGCACCAAGGTTCTTATAGTCAGCCGGCTGTCCGGAGACAGAGCCTGTAATTACATCACCTGCACACTCAAAGACCGCAACACCAATAGCATCGCCAGAAGACGAAAGAGCCAGAATATCCGGATCATACTGCAGCCACTTGCGCCGCTGGGTCTCAGTGGAGCCAGTCAGCGAAAAGTTGTCAGCAAGGTTCCATTGGGCGGTTTCAATGCCGCCAGAGCCAGTCGGGGAAGCATATGCATAACCGCGAGCACCGACAGTGCGAGGACCAGAAAGATCCTCCTTGAGGGTAGCACCCACAAGGTTCACACCACCAGTAATCTGGCTACCGACCTGGTTAGTACCGTAGATCGACTTGTCAGCGATGTTACCCATGCGATCACGCATGGTGCCAGTCGCGCCAAGATTGGGCGAGAACACGAAGTCAAGGAAGAAGATGAGACCACTAGGCAGACTCATCGGCTGGACAGAGACGAGATCGTTTGCGATCAGGCCCGCGAACACACGACGAACGATGGGGAATGCGACGGCAGCAAAGCCCTCGACATCACCAGCACTCATGCTGCTCGACTCTCGGAGAAGTTCCTTAGCCTGGTTTTCAAGCAGTCGAGCCATGCTCTGCCGCTTGCGGCTGTTATCAAGGCCCTCTAAGAGACCAGTCTTCTCCCACTTTCTCAAAAGTGCGTTACCCTCGGTACGCATATCACGATTGACAACACCTTCGGTCAATCTTTCTATAATACTAGCCATTTTAAAATACCTCCTATAAAATTGTATCTATTTAATTCCGGCTAATTGACGCATTCGCTCAGCAAATGGGTCAACCTCGTGCGCCGACTCTTTACGAGTAGCGCGAATCACAGAAGAAGGACGACTAATAGCTTCATTCAGTGTTTTAGGTTTGCGTTGTGGCGCAGACGACACTGTATTTTGAAGCATATTATGGATTGTCCTGGCTTCTGTAACTGAATCGGCCTTTGAAATAGCTTCGACAATTCTTGTTTTTTGTCGCTCATTCAGGGAGGTATTCCTCAATACCCGATTCGTATATAGTAAACGGGCGTTCGAAAGGTTAACTGCTTGCAGCGTCTCCTTAAGTTCTCCTGTTACATTCTCAAACTTCGAAAGCTTACTTTTGAGTTGTTTATTTTCAAAAACCAACTCTTCTTGGGCTTTCTTCATAATATCTAATTCTTCCTCTACATCGGTGCTCCGTCGCTGTGCGAGTGCGCGGGCAATTTCATACTTAACGCTCTCAGAGGAGCGTCCAGCCCAACCTGACAAAGAAGCGCTCATATCTACTGTAAGTCGCTCGGCGATGTCCTCAAGCATTTCATCGGTGATTTCAATTTCTTCGTTTTCTTCGAGGCCCTGCATAGCGGAGGTATTCGCGGCGAGTGTGGCGGCTTCCGAGGCGCCGGGGCCGGCCATTACGTCAGCGTCGGTCTCCTCGTCATCGTCTTCTTCGTCGTCGTCGTCCCCTTCGGTGCGCAGGGCGTCTTTTTCTCGAAGTAATTCGATTAATTCATCATGGTCAAAAGTTATTTCTTCATCAGACTCTGTGCGTAATTCCTCGATTGACTCCTGTAGGGCGCCGAGATCAAGAGTGACTTCGACCTGTTCTCCTTCGCTTGGAATCTTTTTAAGATTTTTGCCGTCCATCTTGTTAACGTCATCGGTTGCAGCATAAGGGACATCTTCAGTATCTTCGTCTAAAGACTCGTCAGTTTCTCCGGGTGCGGGTGCGTCCATGGCTGCGGCGGGATCGCCGCCGAGGTCACCACCAAGGTCAGCGCCAAGATCGCCACCAAGGTCAAATTCGTCCTGTTCAAGCAGCTTATTTAAAGTATTGCGTACCTCATCTGAATATTTATCAATAACAGATGCTTCGGCATTTTTAAGTGCCGCGATACGTAACGCAGTAGCATCAACAATCGCTTCTTTGAGTAAACTAGACATATAAATTATTCTCCAAACACGGTTTTCAAAATAAATAGTACCCTAATAGTTAAAAAGGATCAATTTATGAGCCTGTTCGGTTAATAACCCACCAATTAGCGCCGTCCGACTGAAGTGTTCTTACCCCATAATTATATTTAATATTCATATCTTCACGCATGTCGATGGTATCGCCGGTTGGGGCAATATGAAGCAGATTAGAATTGAGTTTATATTTGTTATTATTAATTTTTTTAATTATCAATTCTCGACCTTGGCATTCGTCTGCTGGGGGTAGGACAATTGTAATAACATGGTCTGTTGTATTGGCTAAAATAGTATGATCGGTTTCAATAATTTCATAGCGTTCTTCTGTTATCGTTTTTATAGATTTATATACCGCGCCATTATATCTAACGTCTCCATTAAAAACTGCTTTGTCTGAGATTGACATTTGATTAGCACAGAGTGTGCCGCCGACATTTAACGTCTTGTTATTATCAAAAGTCAAAGCGGGGGTTGCCGAAAGACCTTTTCGTCCGCGAAGTTGAATACTATTCAGTGGGCCTTCGGGTTGTAAGGTTTTTGTATTGATATAAGAATCATAAAAATTACTTAAAGTTGTGCGGCGGGTATCTCCTCTCGAAGCATCATAAACCACCAAGAAATCCGCATCACTTAGATTTTGACCTCTAGCGGTGATGTCCAAAGATCTTTTAGGATTAACAATTAAGTGTCGATCTTTTATATCTAAAGCACCGTTGCTGTCCAGTAAGACAGACAAGCCATCTTTTGTGGAATGTAAGCCTTCGTTTGTGTTGACTTGTAAATATCCCTTTGAGTCTTTTAATGTTGGTCCTTTATGCAAATTGTGGGCGCTAATAGAACCACTAAAGCGATCAGTGGGGATATCGTGTAGTCCGGCGCCAGAACCGAATAGACGTTCTGCTCGTATGTCTTTGGTTGTTAGTTCTTTTCCATCAAATTTTAAGTTATATTCCGCTTTTGCGGAATAGTCGCCTTGATAGGTTAAAACTCCATTAATATTACTAGTCTTTAATTTCCGGAGTGGCACATCTTTTAAAGTAGCGCATAGGCTTTCGGCAGTCGTGTCATAAAAGCCGCTGCCACTAACAGTGTTTTTAAATACTTTTACTCCATTTATTTCCTGATCAGCGTGCTGATCTACAGAGCCCTCAACTTTTCCTTTTAAAACATTATATGCCATATTTGATCCTCACTCTATAATTAGCCGCTTATTCAGAGAGCCCCAAGAAATAATAAATAAACATAAATGAATGCCCCCAAAAAGGAGGCATCCAAAAAGATATGTCTTTTAATCTAAGGAAAACCGTAGATTAGAGGATTGCGAATTTATTAACAGCGACGTAGAAAAGCGCGACAGCACCATAAGGCGACTCGATTATTAACGAATCTTGGCCATCAAACTTTTGTACCCCATCCTTGAGGATTGTCAACGTGTTACTGGTAGAAACACCAGCGGGTGCTTTAACACGAATCACGTCTCCAACAGTCAAGTTCTCCGAAGCAAGCATTGTCCAGATGCGAGCAGCAGTGAAGGTGGTTGTACCGTAGTTAATTCCTTCTGCCAAAGTTGCAGCAGCATCACCAATTCCGTTAGGAGTACTAGCGGCACCGACAGAAAGCTGTCCAGAAGCAGCCGTAAGACCGGTTCCAGCCATACCAGCAACGAGGTCAGCAATGCTTTCTTTTCTTGTGGCACCACTATCATTAAAGTCGACGATAGCGATACTATCAGCAGCCACATCAACAGCAGCGGCGGTGAGATCATTGAGATCCAACTCGACAGTATCAGCAGCCGCACCGCTATAAGATAACGTCGCGATTCCGCCATTAGTACCGTTGGTTAACGCATTGGTCAGTGTAGCAGTTAAAGTACCACCAGCAACAGTAAGAACGTTACTAGCCTGAGTCATGGTCATATCACCACTATCCCAGTTAATCACACCACCTTCAGCAAGGAACAGATCGCTAAAAGCGGTTCCGGCCTGACCAAGGTAAGCGCCATCATCGGCGTCGGGAACGACACCAGCATCAATAGTGACAACACCAGTCAACTTCGATGTTCCAGACACGTCCAATTTACCATTAATATCAACTGTAGTACAATCCATATTAATATCAGTTGTGGCCGCGAGATCAAGATCTACAAGGCTGGAACCACCGATGTACTGCGAAGAATCATTGAATTGAATGCGGGTGGCGGCCTGAGAACCGCTCAGAAGAAGACCAGTATCAGCAACGTGAGTCACTGTGACATCTTTATCAGCACCAAAGTTAAGAATGGCAGAATCAGAAAGTAAGTCAAGGTCATCCCCAACAACAGCACTCAGTGCAACACTCAAACCACCGTCAGTCTGTAAAGAGCCGTCTGTGGTACTGGTTGCTTCAGTAGCATTATTAATACTCAGAACACCAGCAGCCGAGAAGACAGCAGCCGTGGTAGAACCTATAGTGGTTATACCAGAAGCACTAGCTAAAGTAGATACCAGAGTTGAAGTCACTCCACCGACAACATCTAAATCGCCAGTTACATCAATGTCATTACTAGAAACGATCTTAAGATCAGTTCCGTCGCCACTAATATACTCACCAGCATCACCAAATGCGAGTCTGGCGCCAGAAGCAGCCATCACAGCGTTGTTTGCACTCTGATCCGTTAAGACGAACTTAGAAGTACTTCCAATGCTAAAAATTGCACCGTCAGACAAGAGATCCAAATCATCACCAATAACAGCACTCTTAGCAACACTCAAACCACCGTCAGTCTGTAAAGAACCGTCAGTTGTCGAAGTAGCTTCAGTAGCGTCATCAGTTTTAAGAATGCCCGAATAGACACCCGTTGTTCCGACAACAGCAGCGAACGAACCAGCAGCAACACTAACAGCACCAATTGCGGTACCGTCAATATTACCACCGTTGATATCAACAGTAGTAAGAGTCGAAGTACCAGTTACTGTAAGTGTATCGATGTGACCAGTGTCAACGTGAGCTTCTGCCCACTGTAAAGCCGAAGAACCGAGATCCTGTGCGCTGTCAGCAGACGGAACAAGATCCGAATCAAAACGACCAGTACAAGTAATTGTATCAGAAGTAGCATTACCGAGATCTACATCACCAGTAGCACTTAACGTGGTAGACGTTAAAGCCTGTACAGCGGAAGTACCGGCACTAACTGTAAGTCCACCAGCGGTGACAGTAGCCCCACCAGCAACAACAGTAATACCTTCTTCCTGTGTTAAGGATCCACTCATTCGAGCATCACCTAATTGAAATTTATAAGCCATTAAAAAACCCTCCTATAAAATAGTTTTTAATTAAATTGGTATAAGTACGCCAATTTCCATAAGCGTACTCTACCCCTCATTAATACGTAGTCGAGGTGGGGGCTTAAATAGTTAGCATATAAAATATTTGTTAGAACCGTTACAATAAAGATGAATAGATGCGTAAGGAGACTCCAAAACTACAATATTTTGACCATCGATTTTATCTGATCCCGCAGCGGCAACCGATACATTCTTGCTATTTGCTTGTCCGCCTTCATCTTTTATAACATACGATTGTCCATCCTGCATCAAGCTAGCGCTAGGAAGACTTACTGTAATAGCGCTGACGTTTTCGGCTGTGTTGACCCCAATGTAATAATCAGTAGTTGTGATAGAATAACTGGCACTAATCTCTACCCGACTTAATTTCAATCCTCCTGCGAGACTTAATATAGAAGCACTAAAAAGGAGGTCGGCTGAGCCGCTAATCCCTCCGGAGCCGGTCGTAAACTGAATGGAGTAATCTGGACCTGCGCCCGAAGCGCCACCACCACTAGTTATCCCAGTAAGGCGACTGCCATCACCCATAAAGAAAGAAGCCGAAACTCCAGTGCTGGCTGTAAGTTCGCCTACAATATTAAGTGTATCACCATCAAAAGTAAGATTACTTTCACATGTTAATACATTAGCATCGCCGCCAACGTTAGTGACGACGCTATTATTCGTAGCATTAAATACGCGCGGAACATTAATAACCGTTGCGGCGTCTGACGTACTTAAATTTCCTGAAACGACATTAACTACTAGATCGCCGGGCAAATATTTGTCAGCGGCAATCACAGTGCCAGATAAAATATTATATGCCACTTGGCAGTCCTCCTCTGTTAATTAGAAGACGAACCAATTGCTACCATTTGAATATAAGCTAATAGCAGGGTTGGAGCCTGTCATCAAGTAGGAGGATGCATGATCGATCAAAAAACCAGAAGCGGCGCCGGTAACAAAAATGCTTCCTGTACCTCTATTTTTGAATTCATCTTTAATTAATAAAACCCGGCCGGAGTTGAGTGACGAGGGGGCGGGCAATGACATTGTAACATAATTGCCGCGCGTGACACCTAAAATATAGTCTCCATCGACGGGGGCGTATGATAACGTTGAGACACCAGTATAATTACCAGCAAAGCCCTTTACATAAACTGTCTTTTGTCCAACAGACGCACTTAAAATATGCGTGCCGGCCTGGTTAGAGACTACCAGGCTACCGGTACGCATATGGATATCATCATCCGTATTGCCAAAATACGTAGAACCAGTGGCATCAATAATAGTAATGTTCTCGTAGTTGTATACACTAGCACTCAAAGTGCCCGTTATAATCATATTTCCTGATAAAATTAATGTAGAAACAGAAAAGCCGGTGGCGCTACCTGTGTGATACGTAAGATATCCCGATCCTGTAGTGCTTGTAGCGGCAGATGATGTGACATACTGAATAGAGTATGCCGGGCCATGGGTCTGATCTGAGGAAGCACCCGAACAATTAATATATGCCCAGCCAAACTTAGCCATTTAATTACACTCCTTCAGCAACAGGGCCAGATCCAGAGAAGTTTAGACCTAAACTACCAGATGTCCGGAACCTGGCAATAGTAGTAAGACCAGCCACTACATCGCATGTGCCTGCTGCAGCCACATTACCATAGAGCCAGAGGGATGAAACTTTTGTTTCATACAGTTCAGATTTTCCGTAACCATTGGAACCACTCGCGTCGACTGTAAAATAATATTTGTTGCCATGACCTGATGTCTTGGCTCCCACGACACCTGCAGCCGAATATCCAACTCGTAAGACGCTTGTGCTCTTGTTGATCACTTGAATCCAGCGTGTAACATAAGGAAATTTAACCTCGCGGGCAGCAACCTGATCATAGATAACGCTAGCGCTGGAAAATGGCCTTCCACTTACTTGATATGCGGGCACGTTGTTGATACCAACTTCAGCCTTCCATGACATTGCCATTATAAAACCTCCAATTTTGTTTACAAATATAAATAGTCATCTATTTTTTCTATTGCGGATTTCTATCATTCTTTGTCTCTTTCTTTCTTCACGAAGGCGCGTTCTTTCTGCTCGTCTGCGCTTTTCACGTTTAGCATCAGAAGGCTTTTTATAATAACGACGATCTCTCGCTTCCTCAACAATCCTTTCTTTCTTACATTTCTTTATAAATTTACGAATCATTTTTTCAGTGTTGTTTCCACACTGTCGTAAGTTAACTGATATATTAGATCCTTTCTTCATTTCATTGCTTTCCAAAGTTTAGATGAGCCAAGTAGAGAACTGATATCCACACCAGCATCAGTAGGATTGCCTAAATCAACGGAACCCTGTTTTTGACCTGAAGCCTCTTGGGTTGTCATAGGGTCTGTACCCTCAAACAAATTCACTCCATTATACGCATCAGCGCCGATGGACTCCATTAGTTTCTTTCGGTGTGTTTTAAGTTTGCTATTTGTTATTTCTGTTTGTCTTTTAATTCGCACGTCTTCATCAACAAAAGAACGAGTTGGTTTCTGTTTTGTCTCGACGATTAAATTACCTTGCATTCCTTTTGCTACTTCCGATACGATATTTGACAATAGACCTTCTTCTAAAAGAACTTCATGAATACATTCTTTAACTAAAGGCTTGATTAATTCTTTCAAATCTGATTTTTTCATATTACTCTCGGTTTTTTAATGCCGGCAAGTATTTGCCATCTATTAAGCGTTGATTCTCTAAGTCTCAAATTCAAACTGTTTTTTTGCTGGTCTTTGCCAGCAAAAATGTCGGTCGACGGTTTTTCCCCGGCAGGCGTGTCGGGCGGATCGGTTGCTTGAAGATTGACTTTTACCACGATGCCTTCATTGAAGGCGCCTGCTTCATCTAGTCTGCCATATGCTTCAGCCGTCAAATTTTGCAGCGTGCCAAGTACGGTTTGCGCGTCGAGGGTGCGAAGCACTTCCTGGAGACGGGGGCCATCGATATCAATAATGGACTGGGGTTTCTCGGTGCCGAGGGTGAGGAGACGAAATAAATTCATACCCCATTCGACCACTGGCCACTCCGGCAGATCGCTGGCGTCGTAGCCATCGGGGTTGGGTGGTGAAAAATCATTGACACCTGGGTTTGTTGTCTCTGCTATTTCTCTTATAAAATCCACTAAATTTAACTGAATGCCGTCGTCAGTCTCTTCGAGCCAGGGTCTTCGTGCTGGTGGGGCGAATGGGGGATCATCTTCTGTGCCAGCGGGCTCATCGACGGGCGACGGGGTTGGGGCGACGGTATCTGGTGGGAGGTCAGTGAGAATGTCTGCGGAGGGGTTGTCGTCGTCGTCAGAGATGTCAGTAGGTGTTGGTGCGGTCGTGGCTGGCGTTGGCGCGGGGGCAGCACCAAGGAGGCTTTCGCCCAGTTTGTATAAGCCAAGCCAATTGTCGATGGCCACTCTTACGGTATGATTGTCCGTCTCATCGGTAGCCGCCTGTTTAAGGCTATCAACATCACTTAAAGGAGATATAATTTGGTGTGCTGCAAATTCGTAGCAGCCGCCGTCTATAAGCTTTTTAATGTCGGCGAGCGCCAATTGATCATTATTGGCCTCGTTGACTACATCAACCCATTGCCCGTGGGCGCTGCCATATCGATCTCGATGGGGGTGGCCCTTCAGTCCGTTGGTCACTTTCTCGTAAAAAGCAGCGTGGGTTGTGATCAGATGCTGTAGTTTCTCTACTGAACCTGACATTTCCTCAGTGGTTGCCGGGCACTCTTCTGGGGGATCTGGAACTTCGGCGGGTTCGGTGGTGGTGGGCGCTTTGGTGGGGATGTCGAGTCCCATAGCGTGGCCACTCCACCGGCGCTCGTTTAATGGGCGCTTTTGGGTTGCGAATTTGAGCCAACTCTCAGTTAGCTTTTGGTGGTCTTCATAACTTGACCATTCACTCATCTTCCAATACCTCATTTAACAATCTGTTAATGCGATCTGCTTTAGTAAATACTACGTTATTATAATCTTTGGCTTCTTTCATCATAAAAGCGCCAGGTGTCGATGGCTCAGAAACAAAATCAAAACAAATAAGTTGGAAATCTTCTTCAACTGTGGTTTGTCCGTTGCTTTCTGTAACAGATCCCATTCCTCTCGATGAAATACCTAGCGTCACGCCAGAATCCACAAGAGAACGGAGGATTTTTCCAGATGGAGTATCAAGAACTTTGGCTTTGCCCATTACGTTTTTGTTATCCCACCACACTTCAGTAATCATATGTGAAGCATTTTTAAGATTGATGACCGAATCTTCCGGATGATCAAGTTCTCCTAACGCTCTGTTTTCTTTGACAAGCTTCTGGTAATTCTTCATCTCTTTTATAAGAACGTTGTGTGGATATACGCGGCCATTTCCATTAACTGTATCTGCTCTTTGCATTACTCCAGACAAAATCATGCCGCCATCAGCGACATATTGTTTCTCCTGTTCAGTGAGAAGGTCTTTACAAACACCACCTTCGCACAGTGCATAATATTCTCGTAATACTTTTTTCATTTTTTAACCTTTTATCTCTTTAGTGCCGGCGCTACCGGCGTGATTGAGCAGCCAGATTTACAAAGTCTAACTGGTTGAAGCATCCACTTCTTTGTCCATGTATTGTTCATTGTTGTTCGGGCTCCGGGGTTGGGGCGGCTGCGGGCGCAAGGGCGCGCTGCTGACTGCGCACTCTGCTCGTTTCTTTGCTAGCGTCTTCTACGCCCATTAATTGATTCATGCTAGCCAAAAATTGGGCGCGCATAGTAGGATCAGCTTTAATAGCGGTGATATATTGGGCTACTCGGGGATTTGTCTGCATCAATTTGAGAACGGAGGCTACAGCGGGTCTAAGGTTGCCTTCAGTAACCACTCTTATTTCTTCAGCAATGATTTGCCTAAGCTGTTTCTTCGTGATCTTCATTATTAGTTATCTCCATAGTTTGCGAATGTTTTATTCCGTTATCTCCAAACACCATATTGAAAATATAAGATGTTCCGGAGGACAAGGCTCCAAGAAGGAGGAAATTGATTAGACTAACGTCAAAACTAAATAGTTCTGTAAACGGAGAAAGTAGCACCAAAAACCAACCAACGTGAAAACCCATGCACATTGGGCATTTAAACAACTCTCCAAGTTTTCCCTTGGTCGGTCTTATTCCATTAAATATGGATCCATATATAATTCCCTGCGTCAACCCATAGGCGCTTAATATAAAAATTATTAATTCTGTCATTCTTTTACCGTTTTACTATTAAAATTAGCGGCTATAAAATCTTGTAACATTTTTGTAGTATCTATATTATTTAAACTAGTGTTTGGATCTATCTGTTCTAGTTCCTTTGACAAATATTTTAAAAAAGCCTTTTCAATATCATTATCAACAATTCTAGAAACATCAGGGTCTATAGCAATCGATTGCAAACCTACGGGTTGTTTTTTGTTAGATAAATCACCACCATACAGCGCTGCTGCGAAGCCCCCTGCATCTAATGCTCCCCCTATAAAATCAGCGACATCGGTCAAGCCTGCCGTGGCCAACTTAGCCATAAGTTTGCCGCCGGCCTTTAAAGTTTTATCTCTTTTGACTATTTTGATTACTTTGATCAAATCTCCAACAGTTTCTAAGCCTTCCTCAATAAGAAAACTTGAACGCCAATTCTCCATAATTAATTTCATATCAGACATTTTTAAACCCTATATTGTATACAGATAATTCATTGCGTAAGGATCCCTCACGAAGCCTTTGCGTAGTGAGCCCTGGCTGACTTCCTGTGGTACTTCTCCAAGTTCTGTAGAGTCTTCTTTGTCTGGATCTATGAATTCGTCGTCGGTCATCGATATAATTGCTTCTGTTGATTCAAAATAAGGGCGTTCTTCGGTGATAAAATTGGAAATATTTACCAAAGTTAACTTGGCAGCGCTCATATCTTCATTAGCAGGTGTCTCCATTGTCGCTTCAAAAGAACCATAAAAGGAGCCTGCTTGAATTGATTCTGGTATTACAACGCCTCTTTTTCTTAAAAAGGTAAATAAACGATTTTGTGCTCCGTAAACGTAATCTGAGATTACTTCTTTAGGAAAAGCAATGACTTTGTTTTGCTGTGTTGATAACACAATATCAATGTCCCCATGATCAAAAATCATAAGGTCTCCGCTGAGACTCTTACGAATATCCATTTCAAGAGTGACTAATTTTTTATTGGCTTCATTGCCAACTCTAATTGTTATCGCCATTATAAATTTCCTCGACCAATGATTGTGTCTTAAGAACTGTCATCAAAATGTTTTCGTTAATACCCTCTTTAGCAAACGACTGTAGTTTTTCGATTATCTGCTTCGATTTTGTTAACATTTCGTCATCGTCTTTAAGATCTTCTAGTGTACGTGCTTTCTCGATACATTCCTTAAGCCTACCAATTTCAGAATTTAAGAATATCTTAAGTCCCATCCCATTGTCAGCAAAAGAAGCAATATAATGAGTAAGCAATTCTTTCTGTTCTTTCAAGAGTGTAGTCTGGTATTTGTCATTGAACTTGTTAACAAAGATCTTATAAGTGATATCATCAACTGGTTTCATAGATTTTTGTGGATCACCGTCTTGTCTCATCTGCCCAACGATCTCCCTCTCTAAAATAACCTTATTTTTGGGGGAGGTCTTGGAAGAAAACATCTGATCAATAGTGGCCAAAGTTCTATAATTTGGCACAAAATTATTGTAAACACTTGGAGATACCTCTTTATTGATATCGTGAATCAATTCAGTTTGCTGTTTAAAGAGCCCATTAGGATCAATTATCATTTTCTGCATTCGAACTTCTTTAAAAATCTTTTCGGCAGTCTGTTCATCCAGACTCTGATTCTCATATAAAGAACGATAACACTGTAAATCCTGCACCAGCAGGCTTGAAGGTTTGAAATGTTTCTTAATAATAGAAATTACTTTATCTCTTTTTTTGTGCTCTTTTCGGAGAATAGCAACTGTCGCTTCTCTCACGAGCGCTTCATAAACAAATGCAGTATTTCTTTTTTTATTATGCTTTATTTTCATTCTTTTGCTCCAACATTGTATTGTTTTTAGCTTCTAGTCCTTCAAGTAGAGAACGAATTGATTCGTTAACTTCAAATAACCTATCTTCTTCTGTTTGTTCTCTCAATTTATAAATAGATGGCTCGCCTTCATAAATACCTACGTTTGCACCAATTGGTTTAGCAAGAGTATTTATTTCGGCACCAGGGAAGATATTTCTCATTCCTGGGCTGGCCTTTTGACCAGCAGATGCTTTCATTGAACGCGAGCGTGGACCTGTACCCGAGCGCTTATCGTTTCGTCCGTTTTTAGCATAATAGCGTTCGCCTCGTCCATAAGTGCGGGGAGAATTACGAGAGCCAGGGGGAACTGCTAATAAGGGAGATTCACCCTCTGCTCCTGCTGGAGCCGGCTCGCCGCCCCCAAGATCATCAGCCCCTACGTTGCCGGCTGGAATTTCTTCTGGGCCGCCAGGGGCACCTAGGTCGCCCATATCCCCGCCTAGATCACCTATGTCGCCGCCCATATCGCCTATATCGCCCATAGCACCTGCAGCATTGGCTGCGGCTGCTTCAGCAACTGCCTGTAACGCGGCATCTTGTTTACGGTCATAATACATTTCGCGCTGATTACGAACAAATTCTTCGTTCGACATTCCAAAAATATGTTCCATTACCCAACGTCGAGAGAAAAACCCTTCGGTTGCAGAACCAGCAATATCAAATTTTTGCTTCCAATGTTCTAGTTCTTGAAGTTCAGCGATTTTTGAAGGATTGTTTAATGTTAAACTAAAACTCAATAAATCGTCTCCACGGAAACCGAGTGTATAAAGGTGAATAATGCCGACCTTAGTTAGTTCAGCAATAATAACTCTTTGTAATCTCTGCACCGTCCTCGCAAAGCGAATATCTTTTTGTGCTAATGTTGTCTTGTCTTCGGCTGCTTCTTCGCCCATTGAAAGATATGCTGCTGGAACCTTGAGAGCCGAGAACAGTTTGTCTCTGAGATATTTGATGTCATCAATCTGTGTAGTATTGGTGCCGCCAGCAAGATTTTGAATGTCTGTCACACTTCCTGCTCGCACAGGAATGAAATAATCTTCTTCAATGCTCATAGGGTTGTATCGAAGATCAATATGTCCTGTTTTAGGATCTACAACAGAATGTCTTTTCAATTGAGAAACAACCTTTTCCATATATTGTTCTACATCTTGTGGTGGAATTGCTCCAACATCTATCTTGAACACTCGCCTTTCAGACGAACGAACAATTCGATAAGCCATCATAGCATCTTCCATTAGCGTAAGTTGGCGCCAGATGCGGCGGGCGGGTTCCATAATCGAAGAACCATACGGCATATACTTATTATTTCCTAAAATACGAAAATGGCACATCTGCCAATTTTCAAACGTCATGCCGGCAGAGTTCCACTGAAATTGTACGTAATTCGGGTTTGTGGAATCTTTCCCTTCTAAGCGCTCAATCTCTTGAGAAGGAAGGGCAATAACAGACTTTACACCATACTTATCGTCAATATCCAAATACAGAAAAAAGTCTCCATATTTGCACATTGTGCGGCTCCATCCAAAAAGATTATATTGAATGTTTAATACCTGATCATAAAGAATAGTTAAGACAGCTTTGATTTCTTCATTTGAGCATTTCACATTAAGCATAGGTCTCAATTCTGAATATGTCGTCATCTCATCAGCATAAATATCAAGTGATGATGCGATTTCTGGCATGTATTCCATCTGATCGAAGTCAACATAACGCTCAGTTCGACGTTGATTTGCTATAGCATCGGTAGCTATGACGTCCAGCGGGTTATAAAGAGACTTTTTAAACTGTTGACCTGAAGCCGATTTAAACTTAGAACCGAACTTATCCAGGTGCTGTCGTCTAATTCTCCTTCCGGACTGTGATCTGTAGCTAATGATAGGACCAGAAAACAAGCGTGTTAATGCTTTAAAAAGCTCTGATTGTGCGTTAGCGGGGTTTTTCCCTTTTCTGTTGCGTGCCATCTATTTTCTCACTTTATAATCCATTTATATTGATCGTATAATTCTTTAGCTTCAACTTGTTTGTCCATAATATTATTTCTTTTATAGCCATGTTGGCCAGAGATTTGTGTATTTATGGTAGTTTTTGATGTTATAATTGCGCTTACAAAAGCCTTTTGGTAATTTAAATTTCTGGCATTGATCTGAAGGGCTGTGTCTCGGACCCAACAAGCGATGGCTAAAGCCATTGTAAGATCATCATGATAGCCCTTCATCGCCTGTGGCTTGCCGTTTCTCCAAATAAAAGTTTTCATTTCGTTAACAGTGCGCGATGAATATAACTTAATTAGTTTATTTCTTATAAACTCTTCTAATTTCGCTATTATAAGAGGTCGGGTTCTTACGCTAGTAGAAAAACCAGGGACGGCAGCAGAGTGGCTTTCGGCTTGATGCTGATCAATATATTCATGAGTAGATTTAATTGAATAATATAAATTTGGATAAGCATATTCTATCAGTTTATCAAGAACTGTGTAGCCAATATTGTTGTTTTCCACAACCAGCATACAATTGCCGAATTCTCGGCCGACTTGATTTATCATATTAGCAAACATATCAGGAGTTGGTTTTCCTTGATATTCGCCTATCACTTCTAATGTTTCTATTTTAATTATGTGAAATGCAGAAAAGTCTTCACCATCTCCGCGCGCGACATCTGCCACCATCAAATAATCTGAAGAAGGGACATATTCCTCCCAAATCCAAAAATTCCTATCGAAGCCTGTTCTGTGTTTTGGTTCTTTAACACAACTTAAAAGCCATCCTATATCATCAGAATCAATTACAGTTTCCCCAGAGGTATTAAAATTACATTCTAACTCTTGCGCGATTTGGCGCTTAGACATATTTCTAGTTTCTTTTTGAAACCATTTTAAATCTCGTTCTGGGTGTACATCCCACATTAAGGTTGTTAAATTAAAGTCGTTAGTGCTGGCTTCAGCACCTACACAGGTTTTATGAAACCAATTTCCCACACCATTAGGGGTTGAGAGGGCGATACATCGACCACCAGTTGAAAGGGTGGGATATAGCCCAGTCCACAATCCTTCTAGCCCCTCGATATGGGCTGCCTCATCGAGAACCAAAAGTGACAACGCCTCCGATCTACCGGCATCGCCAGAGGTGGAGGCTGCTTTAATTGAAGAACCATTAGAAAGAATGAAAGAAGTGCGATTATCAATATCTATATTGGCTATTCGAATCCAGTCTGGGAGATTCTTCATAATCTTTTTTACTTTGCCGACTAAGTTACCTGCAGTTGCAAATTTAGTAGCCATGACAAGAACTGCTTTGTCGCGATGGAAAAGCATCATCCAGACAATATAGCCGGCTGTAATTGTAGAGATGCCAAGTTGGCGCGCTTTAAGGATTGCGTTAAAACGATAATCATTAAAATCAGCCAGCAGACTATCTTGAAAATTATAGGTATTAAAGGAAATAAGACCGCGCAGAGGATGAGAGATGCGCGCATACGTCTTCAAAAAGTAAGCAGGATCCTTGCCACACTTTAATATTTCTTTTACCCTTTGCTTTTTATTCAGTCTAAAAGTCATACATCATTAAGATCAATAAATTTAGTGTTCTTTCGGCTCATGATTCGGGGCCTTTATCTTTCTTGCGATCATCATTTTCAGGGCGCTTACCACCTGTGCCATCCCAGCCGCCTTGATCAAGGAAATCCTTCCATCCGGCGTCCAGTCGATTATGGGACGGATCCTCTATCTCCATGTTCTCATCAAGGCCGCCTACTTTATACTGCATTTGGGCGGTGACCCACGAGCGGACACGGGAAGTGTTTTCAACGCGAACATCAATCTCGCCTTCTTTCGTCAACGTCACACCATCGCCAGTGATACGCTTATATTCCTTTTTAAGCCACTTAGAGATGTCAGCAATCCTTTGCTCTATCTCGCTTTCAAAGCCAGAAGCATACACCTCTTTAAGTTGGATTTCAGAATGGTAAGATAGGCACATCATATTGCCATAAAATCTCACATTAAAACCATCCATTACACGCTGATCGATAAGAGCATTGCCTTCCTCTCGACGCAAAGCGCCCGTATTTACAGGTTCATAGTCTTCACCTAAAGCGCCGTCATATGCGTTTGCGGCTGCTTGAGATAATCCTTGAACGATTTCATAAACTGTTGCCATTGTTAGGTCTCCATCCTTTTAACCATCTTTCTTCTCTGCCTTCGACGTATTGAATATGGCATTTGCTGCAACATTCAAATTTAAGAAGACAAACGTCATCCATTGATTTTTGTGGAAAGCATCCACAAACCGTACATCCCTTTAAAGGATCTCTATTAAGTAGTTTTTTTGAAACCTTTATACCATTAATGTCTACTTTTTCCTGCTGTTCCTCGTTGTGCCGAACTTTAGTATATAAAGCCTTCATTTGCTTTAAATACTCTTTTTCTTTCTCAGGATTCCAGTTGGATTTTGGGTTTTGTATCGCTTCATCGCCGTACTTTTTTGAAATGGCTTTTTCGATAGCAACAATTTCATTCTGAGATTTACTCATTAAAAACCTTATATGCTCCGTATGTTAGAGCCGTTCCAACAACTGCGCCGCCAGTGACCCACCACCAATTATTATTTGGGGATTGTTTTAGCAGTGATTCTTTTAGTTGTACGATTTCTAAATCTTTTTGTTCTGTTATCAATCTGTATTCGTCTCTTAGAGATTTATAGCGAATATTGAGGGTTTCTCTTTCTATAGTAAATTCAGCCTCTTTCTTGTCAATCTCGTGATTTATCTTGATTTCACAATCTTCTGATGTGAACGATCTCGCGACAATGATATCGGCGGTCGCAATTGGATCAAACAATACTCCTTCGAAGGGGGCTATTTCATTTTGACTTAAAATAGTAAATTTGCCCACATCTTCTGCATATGCTATTGTGCTAAACAACAATAGCACACTAAGGCTCATATGTAAAACCATAAATTTCTTTGATGTCGTTAACTATCTTTTTTTGATCGCCAGAGAAATCTTCTATATAACGGAAACGAGATTCTTCTCTTTCTTTCTCAAGTTCAACTTGGGCTTCTAAATAGTTCTGTTCTAATTTGATTAAGGTATCTCTATATTTATCAATAACCTCCTCGCGAAGTTCTATCTCACGGCGGTGAATATCTTTTAAATGAGTTATTTGTTTTTCCATTGATTCTTGGCTAGTTCCATAAGCCGCTTCAAATTGTTTTTGATCGTAGCTATATTTGCCTATTACAGCCAACAGAAGTATACATAACGAAATCTCCCTCCAATACTTAATCAATATTTTACTAAACATTATGGCCACGCAATTTGGAAATCCCATCAATAATAGTCTGGCCTCCAATATAAATTGCTGAAATGATTACCCAATCTTCGCTCGTAACGTGACCTGAAAATGTGAGTGCCGTAGCGGTGCCCCATACAAGTAACTTGCGGGATGTTAGTTTAGATAACCATATGTCAATGAATGCTTTTGATTGTGCCATCATTTTTTACCTCTTTTATTATATTTTCCCTCTTGTAACCCATCGTTAATTGTAACCTGAATACATTCTTCATGCGACTGGTTTGGATGCACATCATCACATTTTTCTCCATGATGCACGCACGGATCGTATCCACCTAATAGGTTTTGTAAATCTTCATAATAACTCTTATAGCGAGCCTCATCGGAAGAATATTTCTTTCTTTGCCATTCTTCCAACATCTGACCAATATCAATTAGAATACCAATGAAATTATCTTCTGCGTTCTGTTGAGGTCCATATAAATCGTGATCCGAGATGTCAACACCATCTGTGCGTGCTGCGCCCAATCCCCCGACTTTGCCACCAAAATTGCTGGCAGCACCGCCATATTCTCTAATTCCGACTGTCTTGCCTTTTCCGCTGAGAGTATCTATAAGATCTCGTATGCTCTGTAAAGTGGTTCCTTTGTGAGTTTCTGATTCTAGATCCGCTGCATTGAGCGTGGCTATTAATTCAGTCCTGGCTTTGTTCAAATCTTCCACATTCGTGAAAGGAACGTCTTGCTCGGCGGACCTCACTTCTTCTTCAATGATTTCTAATAATCTTTTTTGTGTGAGTTTCACTTCTTCTCGACCTCTCTGGCTTTCTTTGCTGCGGCAGGCGCATACTTGGCAGCCTTATTAATAATCTTTTTTTGATCGGCTTCGGAAGCGTGCCCACGAAGATCGATAGCAGCCTCTGCACTCTGCCGGTCGAAGATGGGGAAACCATCATCGCCTACTGTCGCATACTTTTCGCGGGCGGCTTGAGTGACATTGCCTTTAGCCGAGCGGTTCGGCTCCTTATCTTCTCTTAATTGCAGGTCTAAATCTTCAAGAACTGCCCGTAAATCGTCAGAAGTAACTCCATAAGTTTCCATAAGACTTTGGAGTTCCCACATAAGATCCTCGATTTGGGCGCCAGTGCCACCTTCTTTTATGGCTTCGAACTCCTCTTTAATAATTCTTTTTAGTTGGGATTTGGTGATTTTCATTTGATAATTCCTTATGTATCTAAACCATTCATACTTAGTATCGCAATCAATCCGGGCACGTTCTTTCTAACATAAACGCCAGAGAAAAGCGTCTCACATCGACCACCAACATAGGCGATTGCCGACTCAAGATGTTTACTTACTCTCGGGTCTGCAACCATTTCTTCGGAAGCGACCAAAATTAAAGAACCTGCGGCAGCCTTACCCTTTGGTGGTGGACAGGCTGATCGGTTCATACAGTTGTGAAGGATTACCGAGCCAAGTTTTCCAGTGTTTGGATCTTTTATCATAGTTGAACCTAAAAAGGCTCGGCCATTATTGCCCAAGCACGTTTCTAGATCTTTACTATCAAAAGATTGAATTGGCGAATCCTCAGTAGAAAGTTTAAGCACCTGAGCAAATGACTTCGCAAACTGTGTGTTGGCGGCTGGATACATCCCGAGCATACCAATTCGCCCACGAAGCAGTCTGGTGGCTCGTTCGTTATCAAGAACAATATGAGGATACTTGGAAACATCATTTGCTAATGTCAGCGCGTTGCGGGCGATTGTGGGGTTGAGATTTTCTTGGGCTGTTGGCCACGAGACTATATAAACAATTTTACCGCCTGATTGTACAGAGCGCATATAACGCTCAAAGACAGGATGTAAAGCAATAACAGAACTGCCCGTTCCACCGCCACCACCTGCGAGAACAAATAACCAATCAACTTTACCGAACTTGATGCGTAGGGCATCTTCGATAATGGCACCGTTCTGGTTTAATATTTCTTTTCCGTATACAATGTTCTTTCCAATTCCATCAGAATCGGGAATCAAGACCACATGATCTTCTTCAACATTCTTTGGAATGTCTTTTCCAGTCGTGTTAACCAACAAAGTCTTATTAAAGCCAAGTTTAATAAAAGCGTTAGCCATTTTATTACCACCACCTCCAACACCAACAAAACCCACATTCAATGAAGAAGGGGCTGTGTTGTCGGGAAGAAGATCTTCGTCTGAGTATTCCATCTGTAAACCAAAATCTTCTACCATACCGAAGTCTTCGGCTGCTACTTGTTCGTGATAGTGATCTTTCTCCTGAGTAAAGGAGGGGGGTGCCTCAGCGGGAGGCAAAAACGAAAACTCGTTAGGATCGTCATTATTGTTATTATCGTCCGACATAAAGTATCTCCTATTGATTAACTTTTGCGTATCCTTTATCTTTTTCAATTACAATTTGCATATCCACACAGTCTTTAAGAGAATCAAGGTGTGAGATAATTAAAACATTCTTAAAATACACTTTAATTAGTTCCAATATCCTAATAAACCCTTCCATATTTTCCTCGTCCAAGGCGGTTCCAGGCTCATCAAGAATAAACAAATCGGCTTTTGGCAATGAGGATACAGAAAGTAATGCTAAACGAATAGCCATAGCAGCCATTGTTCTTTCTGCGCCAGAAGACATTTCAATTGGTCTTTCGTTGAACTCTGGGTGTTTAATAAAGATATCAAATTTGTTTCCGTTGCTCTCAAAGAAAATCTCAAAGTCAACAATGTTTGCAAGAATCTTTGCTATCTCTTGATTAATTACTGGGATTTTCTTTTTTATTACGCCATAAGCGATCCCATTAGCATGCATACACCTCATAAAAAGATCGTAAGCAGTGTATTCTTTTCGAAGTCTGAGATGAGATAACTTTTCTTCTTTGAGAGATTGAAGCATTTGCTCTTTTGAACCTACCGTTTTGTAAAGTTCAAATGTCTTTTTCTCGCACTTTTCGATCTTAATCCTTGTTGATGCTGTTTCGCTCTCATAAGTGACTTTTTGTTTCGAAAGGCTTTCCAGGTTTTCAATTACATCTTTATTCTCATTATATTCTTCAATTTTGGACTGTGTATTTTCAAGATCAATTTCCAAGTTGACTATAGAATTTTTAGTTTTTTCTCTTTGTAATTTTAGCGCATTTAATTCTATCTGTAATCTTCTGATTAATTCTGCCAATTTGCCGTGTTGAATAATCCTCCTTTCAATCGTGCTTAAATCCATTTCAACTAAGACTTTAGATGTTTTTTGCAATTTTTGTTTAACTGTCGCAACGGTTTTAACAGAAGCGTGAGCATCTTTAATGAATCGGCATTTAGGAAACGAATCTCCACAAGGAATGCTTTTCAATAAGCGGCGTTTTTTGGCGATAGCGTCCAGTTCTTCTTCGAGTTTTGCCACAAGAATCTGCATTATATCAGCAGTAGATTTCTTGTTGAGTAATTCTTTTATGTCAAATCGATCAATCAACTCTTGTGCTTCTTTTAATATTTGAGATTTCTTGTTGATTGAATTTCTATCGTTAGTGTTCCTTTCTTTTGCAATTCTCAGCAAACTGCTTTTTTGTTCTCGGGCTAATAAAACTTTGCTAATGTCAATGTATTCTCCGGGTAAAGCTTGAATCTGTTCATTCAAAGAAAATAAGTTAGTTTCTAATAAATTCATTTCTTTTCTAAGGAAAATACAAGTTTGTTGGTTTTTGTTTGAAATCTCTTTTGCTTTCTTTAACTCTTTGATCATACTTTCAATTTCAATTTGAAAATCACGATCTTGATTCTTCTTCAACAAAACTTTCGTCTCTATCGAATCCTCTTTTGCTAACTTAAATTTCCGATCAAATATCTCCAAATCTAGAAATTTGGCTATAATCTCTTTTCTTTTGGTGGAGCCTTCGTCCACAAATGAGAATGCACCGTGCTGTGAGGCGAGCGAAGACATTGAAAAATCTTCCATAGTACCAAACCGCTTGCGAATATTTGCATCCGTCTGATTGCGTGTGATGCCGTTTAATGAGGTTGTTTCTCCAGTGGTTTCATCATAGACTTCAAAATTTAAATCTGTCTTGGCTTCTACCGTCTCCTCTTTCTTAAGACGCTTAGTATACTTTTCTGAAGCCCTGGTAATCGTATATCGTTTATGACCGATTTGGATCTTTAATTCACCTCTTCCAAAGTCTTTATTTTGGTTGATAACGTTGAGGTTTTTTCTTTCGTTTTTTGTGGTGGTGTTAAAGAGAGTATAAAGAACAGCATCGATAATAGAACTCTTCCCAGAAAAGTTCTTTCCAAAGATTCCAATAATACCTGACATCCCATTAAAATCAATTGAATTCCCCTTTCCGTAATTAAACAGATTGTCCCATTGAAAGTGATTAATTTTCCAATTAATATTTCTTGAGATTTCTTCTGAATCCTCAACAATTTTATTGTATTTACGATTGAGTTCGTATACCGTATCTAAAATTTCTGAACTTGTTTGATAGCCTTTAAGATATTCTGCTATTAATTCTTCTTGTAAGTTAACATCGCGCAGGTTTTCGGTACGAAATTCATCTGCGATTTCTTTAAAGGATCCTCTATCGCCAGCCGCACGATTCAGAAAAGAAAGACTCTCTGGTTTGAATCGATACTTGGCAACATCTATTGCTCGCCGCATAGAATTAAGAGGAAGATTGTTTTCACTCACTAATCTTAAGCGAGCGTTCGGGGGCACTTTAATATTGCGAGGCATACGCCCCGTTGGCGTTAAAGAAATTGTAAAAAAAGACTTTGGATTTTTAAAAATAACTGGCTCTACTTCCCAATTATCCTTGTCCTTGATGTCCCAAATTAAAATTCCTTTATCATCAAGTTCGCCGTGGTTTTGTTGTATGGTTGAGCCAGCATACCAAACGCGGCCTGCTTTATCTAAAAACTGTCGGCGGTGGATATCCCCCAACATACCAAAATCAAAATCATCAAAAATATCAATTTCATCTTCTCCTGAATGCATTGTCCAATTAGCGTCAGTTTGGCACTCACTAATAGAACCGTGATATAAAGCGATATTGATCTTATTTTTTGTAGATGGTTTTATCCAGTTCTCTCGATCAAACACTGAGAGAACGTTCAAACAAAACTTATCACTTAGGTGGGTTTCACCAGACTTCTTCAATAGGTGCAAGTTGCCCACATTGAGTGCTTCTACAATCGGTGTGAGGGCGTCTTGGCGGCTACAGTTTTTCAGATTGCCATCATGATTTCCTAAAATAATATAGGTAGGAGCAATCATAGACAAGTTTCGAAAAAACTGCGAACACATATCAACAAATTCGGGTGAAATTTGAGTTTTTGTGTGTGCTATATCTCCACAGTGGACAATATAATCTACTTTTTTCTCTCTCAACGCCTTATATATCTGCTCAAATACGATGCGATACTCATCGTGAAATTTTAAATTCTTTATATGAGTATCCGCAATATGTGCAAACTTCAATTATTTCCTCCATCAATTTAAAAATAGTGTAAAAAAATGCTGCAAAATTGGATGGATAACGACTGCGCCGAAACCATAGAATATTTCAAAAAGAATCACTTTAATTGTCGTATCAAGAACAAAAAATAATATGTTGCGCATTTTGCCTTCTTATAGTATGATCATACCACAAGTCTGCAATAATGTCAATTTGTTTTACATCACGGCCAAGGCACAAACTTATTCCACACTTTCATATAATATTCAGAGGGGGACAGC